GGTGCTGGTGCCCTTGCTGGGGCGCTTGTTGGCCTTGGTAGCAGCGTGGCCCGCTGCGGGGGCTTGTGTGGCCTTGGTGGCCTTGGCGGTTGTAGCCATTTGCATTACACCTGTACCCAGGTACATGGCCCCTGGTAGGCATACCGCAATACGCGGCATGGGTACAGTATAGCTGGCGGCTAGGTACTGGGGGCCGCCGCGTTACACCCTGTTGCACTTGTTACACTTGCGTTAGTGCGCGCCCACAAACCCACACGTTAGTTAGTACTTACGGGGGCGCTTAGTGCTACGTAGCTAGTGCTTACTAACTTAATACATAAATACTTGCCTATATAAGCCGGGACCCCCGGGCTGCGGGCTTGTAACCCAACCCCAAATTTTAAAGGTGTGGGGGTAAAGGGCGGTGTCATTCTCTGCTCCTACCCGCTTGGCTCCGAGTCCCACGTTCTGAATCCCCCGCACTCGATTCGAAATTCTCCGTACTCGATTCGAAATTCTAAATTCTCAGCTCTCGATTCGAAAATTTTTATTTTCAACCCCGCGCACCTAACTTGCGCCACACTCCCACAAGTGCTATATTGCGGGGTGTAAAGGAGAACTCCCCATGTCTGTACGCGCTAAGTTCAAAGTTACCGCCGTCTCAGAATTTGAAGGTGGCCTAAAGCAAATCACCCTCAACCCTGTAAGCAGTGGCAGCCCGGAAAACGAAAGGTTCTTCAAGTGGACCCCCAGTGGTGAGATTAAGATGGGCACCGTCAACCCCTCAGCAGCTGCGCAGTTCAAACCAGGAACTCAGTTCTACGTAGACTTCACCTCAGTTGAGGAGATGGAACATGAAACTCAGTAAAGGCTTCCCGTGCCATCAGTGCGCGCCGCAGGAGTGGCGGCACACCCCCAACCTAACCGGCAGTTACGAGCTTGATGCGGTAATCCACCGCAATGGCAACAAGGACATCCCCGCCCGGTTGGAGATGTACCTGGACTGCGCAGACAACGGCTACCGCCCCCGCACGGCCTATAACGGCTACCACGGCTATAGTGGGGACGACTGATCATGCCCTGGACCATGGCCGATGCCCCCCGCCACACCAAGGCGGCAAAGTCCACCAAGGCCAAGAGCCAGTGGTCCTCAGTAGCAAATAAGGTGCTCAAAGAATCGGGGGATGAGGGCAAGGCCGTACGCATTGCCAACGCAGCAGTTAAAAAGCGCAAGAGTAAGAAGTAACCACCTTGGCAACAACCGCATTTGACCCCGCCCGCACCGATAAGAACCGCGCCCCCTTTATCCCCGAGCGGCAGAACGACTGGGACTACGCCCGCGTGCAGTGGGAGAACACGGACAAGTCAGCCGTAGCTATTGCGGCGGAGATTGGTGTTAGCCCCACTATGGTGATTAGCCGTGCCAGCAACGGCGGCTGGCTGCGGGACCGCAGCCATCGCACCGCAGATGCAGCAGCACGTATCTTCCTCGCCGAACGGGAAGCGATAGACGAGCGCCGCCGTGCGCAGCTCGAAACAATTGAGCGCGTCAACGTGGCCATGCAGGCGGAGGTACTAGTTACCCACCGCAAGGACATTAAGGCTGCCCGTGAGGTGTGTACAGCTCTTATGGACCAGCTGCTGACTGCGCAGGCGGTCAAGGACAAGGAGCGCGGCACCTTGGAGGAGCTTGGCGGCAAGGCCACCGTCATGCTCAAGCTGAGCAACAGTATGAAGACCCTGATTCTGCTTGAGCGCCAAGCCCTTGGTGTGCAGACTGCCATCATGGACCCCGAGGCCGAGGCTGGCAACCAGACCCCCGAGTCCACGGCCCTTGATTTGTTGATGAACAAGTTTGCCAGTGTGCTGCAACACCAGCAGCCCCCGCAGGTGATTGTAGATGTCAGCAGCGTAGCGTCCGCTGAGCAAGGGCGTAACTAATGGGGTGTCTGTACAGTATTGAGTTCCCCAATGGTAAGCGGTACATTGGTATTACTACGCACGCCACAGCGGAACAGCGGTTTCTCACCCATGTAATTAATTTACGCCGCTCAAAAGGTCGCGCTGGAGCACTGTACTCAGCATTAAGAAAATACGGTACGCAGAGCGTAGTGCTTGATACTTTGGCCTCCGGAATAGATGATTGGGAACTTTTATGCTTGGCAGAGCAAGAGGCAATCAACGTATTTGGCACATTAGCTCCAGGTGGATACAACTTGACTGTTGGTGGGGATGGTGTAGTTGGTACCGTGTGGAGTAATGAAGGCATTCGCAATCTTTCCCAAGCAATGAAGCGGGCATTTAGTGAATCCTCAGAACGAAGGCAGCAAGTAGGCAAGCAGACAGCGCGGCTGTGGAAAGAAACGGATCTACGAGAGAGAATTGCTGCGGGGAGAGCTGAATATTGGTCAGACCCCCGTAATAGAGAGGCCGCAGCAGCACGTACTAAGCAGCAGATGCAGAGCGCGGAAGTAAAAGGTAGCTTGCGTCAAGCCGCTAAGAAACGCTGGCAAGATCCAGAGTACCGAGCTAAAATGTCTGAGAAGGCACGGGTGCAAATGCGTGCGCGTATGCAAGACCCAGACTATCTAGGTAAAATCGCCGCTGGAAGAGCTAAGAAAAGTGGTAACTCTACCTGACTCAGTTAAGCAGCAGCTGATGACTGCTCCGTTTGACAAGATAGCCCAACTGTGGCAGGCTATAGAGCAGCAATTCGGGGCGGATGGCCGGCGATGGCTGAGCCAACACGACCGTTACTACTTGTTAACTAGAACGCTGCATAGGGTAGATGCAGTACATCCGTGGCTGTACGCCAGGTGTAGAGAAGTAGAACAAAACAGAGATGGATATCTAGATCTGTGGTCCCGTGAGCATTACAAGTCGACGATCATTACATTTGCCGGTATTATTCAGGAAGTGCTGTGCAACCCAGAGATTACAATAGGTGTTTTTAGTCACACCAAACCAATTTCTAAGGCATTTCTCCGGCAGATTCAAAAAGAGTTTGAGGGGAATGACGATTTAAAATCGCTGTTTCCAGAGATTTTTTGGGAGAATCCTGAGCGTGAGGCTCCTTCGTGGAGCCTTGACAATGGTATCACTGTGCGGCGTAAGAGCAACCCTAAAGAAAACACTATAGAGGCGCATGGCCTTGTTGATGGGCAACCCACGTCTAAGCACTTTTTACTTCTTGTCTATGACGACGTTGTCACTAGAGAAAGCGTAGCAACTCCTGAACAAATTCAGAAGACTACGGAAGCATGGGAGTTGAGTGATAATCTAGGTGTGGCCGAGGGCGGGCGTAAATGGACTATTGGTACTAGGTACAGTTACGCGGACACCTACGAGTCTATGATGAAGCGTGGCAGTGTTAAAGTGCGCATCTACCCCGCTACGGACGACGGTACCCTCACCGGCACGCCCGTGCTATTTTCCCAAGAAGTTTGGGACCGCAAGGTGCGCGACCAGGGCGAGGCCACCGTAAGTTGCCAGCTCTTGCAAAACCCACTTGCTGGGCAGCAGCGCATGTTCAACGTGGAGGACCTACAGGTGTACGAGGTGCGGCCGGATACCCTGAATGTGTACATCCTAGTTGACCCCGCCCGCAGTAAGAAGAAGGAGAGCGCCAAGACCGCCATTGCTGTTGTAGGCATTGACTACGCCAACAACAAGTACTTGCTGGATGGCTTTAATCACAAGATGGATTTGCGTGAGCGCTGGGTACGCACTGCCCAGATGTACCACCGCTGGAAGCGCGCCCCCGGTGTGCAGATGGTCAAGGTGGGGTACGAGGCCTTTGGTGCTCAAGCTGACCTTGACTACTTTAAGGAACGCATGGGCACTCCCAACGAGGGCGGGCACTTCCCTATTGAGGAGCTGCTGTGGCCCCGCGACGGTGAGGGCAGCAAGGTGGACCGTGTGCAGCGCCTGGGGCCGGACCTACGCGCGCACAAGATCTACCTGCCCTACGCTACGGACCCCCAGGCGCTGACCCGCAACCAGCGCAACCTGCAGAATACTGGGTATGCCTACCGCATTGCCCAGCCTATCAAGCGGAAGAGCGAGAGCAACGCGGTGTACGACCTGTCCGCCGACCTGCGGATGCAGGTGCACTTCTTCCCCTTTGGTGGGCAGAAGGACCTAATTGACGCTGTGTCCCGCATCTACGACATGGAGCCCCGAGCACCTAACTTCCAAGAACCGTCCTACTTGGAGCCAGAATACACGTGACACAGATAACTGAACACCCCTATCCGCTGCTAACACCCGAGGAATTGGCCAAGCTGTCGTTTTATGACCGGCAGGTGTACTATGGCAAGGCTAACCGCTGGCACATGAACCGTACGCAAACGCATCCACACGAATACGGGCTTGCTACCGCGCCCGCGTCGTGCTATATTGCCTGCACTCATGGCTACGAACCTGAATAACCTGGGCTTCAAGGTCACCACACGGGATGTGACCATTCTAGAACTTGCTGAACAGGCTTGGGGTGCAGAATTCCGTGCTCCGGACCATGGCATCTATGAATGGAACAATGGCCGTAAGTTTGACAGTACGGACCGGGGCACTTCTGGCCTGTACAACAAACTTGCAAGTGGGTTCCTGTATCTACAATCTAGCCAGTGGTACGCCCCGGATCTACCTGCGTACTTACTGCAAGAAAATGGGTTTAAACTGGTGCTGTAATGAGTGGTGATTCTAAGATCAGTCAGCTACCCACAGCCACGCCCACTACCGGCACTGAGGTAGTGCCTGTTGTCCAGGGTGGGCAGACCGTACAGGTGCCTATTAATCAACTACTAGCGCCTTCGTATGGAGCTTCAGCAGTCGGCGCCTCCGACGGCGCAGGCGGCTCTCTCTGGACTACTGTTGCCGGGTTCATCACCAAGATTCTGTCGAGTGCTGGGGCTTCGG